TCACTTATCTTTGGCATTTAACTTTTCTCGTGGTTAAGCCAAACCGCAAATGCACCTGTCATGGCCCCCGTGACTACACTCACCAGTGCTGCCTGCTCTGCTGTCGGACTCTGTAGTGTCATAAACCACTCCACTACCCGCCAAGCCGATATTGACATCATAATCATCATCAAGCGGGGTAGTATTTTCCACTTGAAAAATCTTTCCATTGTTAACTCTGCCATCTTTTCTGTCCTTAGTCTTCATTACTTTTTCCTAAACTTGTCCATTCCCTTAATGCCTAGTGCCGCCGAGCACACAAGGAAAACCAGATATTGATACCAGTCCGGCAGTTCGTTTAAACGGTCAAAGCCATTCTTCACGACCTCTTCCATGCCCGGAATAAAAACTAAAATCACTGGAATCAAAACAACTACCGTGACTATTTCATCCTTGATTGACGATTTCGTAGACTCAGCCATAATTAACTCCCACTTACTGTCGTGGGTGGCTGCTGTCTTCATTATCTCTGCTTTAGCTTCTGCCTCAGTCTGTGCAAGAGTAGCTTTCGCCTTTTGCTTGGATACCTGGCCTTCAACAAACGAGCCTGCCAGTGATGCAATGGGTCCAATAAGAGCTTGAAACATGTCACTTTCTCCTCATTCTTCCATAAAACAGAATTAAGTTTACTGTTGTGTTTAACGTCACCATTAAGACAAGCCAGTACTGTAGTTCAACAGGCATTACTGACCACGCTTCAGATCAGCCTGTGTATCAATACGATACACATTTACCAAGTTACGGTCTTCAGCAATCTGCTCTTGCATGTTCTGACGCTGTTGCGATAACTCATAAGACTGCATCAACTTCGCCTGATCAATCTGGAAGTCCATCGCATCATTCATTGCTTTGCGCTGAATCTCTTGTGTATCGTTCTGCAACTCCTGCTGACGAATAGCGACCAGCGGGTCAGGTTGTTGTGGTGGTGTCAGAAGAGGTGCCAACTGTTCTGTTGTATCAGCAATCTGTTGTGCAACCGCAGCCTCTAATGCATCAGGGTTAATTTGAGGCATTGGTTCGCCAGCCTGCTCTGATGCCTTCATAAACATTTCCTGTACCAAGTCACGAGCATGCATGGCTACATGCTGTTGAACATGAGACTGTAACATCATAAAGGCTTGTGGATTAGCAGAGGTGGATGGTTGCTGCAACATAGCCGCATGCACTCGAATATGCGCAATGTGGTCCTGCTGCGGAAATGCTTGAATCATCTTACCACCCAACACACTTGCATTCTCCATGCCAGGGTCCATCGGTGCTGGCGGCTGTGGCGGCGGCAAGATATTATCAATGTTCTTAATATCCAGTGCATCATACATACGGCGATACGCCTCATACATATTGTGCATCTGCGGAGCAGCCTGCGCCAACTGAAGCTGTGTCTGTGCCAGCGACAAACGCTGCGCCATCGAAAAGATCGACGGGTCGGATACTGGGAGAACGTCTACCCGCCCGTCGAAGTCCTGCGCCATAAGCTCTGGCGGGACATTCGGGCCAATCATGTACGGGTAAGGCACAGGATTGTTGGAAAATATTTCTGCTAGTAATCTAAACTCGCTCTTCTGAGCATAATGCAACCGCTTATGGATGCTGCTTATTACTTTTGAGCCTTGCTCAATGAGAGCCACTGTTGTGCCGACTGGAGCATTTGAATTAACGTCAGCGACCTTTGTGTCTGCCACTTGTGCAAATCTTCTACCAGAGTCGACAACAACTCCCAAAAGTTGGGCAAGCGTTCCAGACGGTTCTTTGTAAGGCAAAGGAATAATGGCGTTACGAATATCCCCACCAGGAGCATCAAGATCGCGGAACTCACCAGGATTAACAGGCTCATCGTCATTGCGGATACGAACACCACGAGCCTTGAAACCGCCTGGTAAATTGGACAAAGTTCCAGCATCAATAAGCTGACGTAATATCGAAGTTGCTGCACGGGACAAACCCCCTATCATATGAAGTAAGCCAAAACCATAGAAGCCAAAACCAGGAAGAAACTTGTAATGAACAAAGTACTGACGCTTACGACGGAGCGGATCCGCCTCACGCCAGTTTCTAACAACTGACAAAATCTTGCCTGAACCCTCGTCCATTGTGATGATGTACGGAAGCTTGATACCTGTTGGTTCATCATCCGCATCCATATCCTCAAATCCCTCAAGGTCCAAATCAACATGGACCTCATGGATTGTATACATCTCATCAGAGTAACCCGGACGGAGACCCTGAATATCATCAGCTTTACTCCGTATTGTTGAATCTGCCTCTTCATCCTCAGAAGCGCTGAGTTGTACGTCACGATAAATACCTCCCACCTGTAGCTTTCGGATATCGTTCTCGCTCATACGAACAACATGAGTGTAACGGTCAGCCGTCTGTAAATCAGTCGCGCTGTACGGTACAATCAAATCCTCCGCAGGTACAAACTTCGAAACAGCCCTCTGCCTCATCGGGTCGAAGTATACCTTCTTGAACGTCGAACCTGTAATTGGCAAATAGAAAAGCATCTGGTCTGTGTCCAGATCATACTCTTCCATTACCTCTGTAACCTGATAATTCATAAAGTCCTTGACCCGCTGGGCCTGGTCTTCAACTTCCTTAGACTGCTGACCAATAATCTGAGTCTTGACAGGACCACCCGGTGGCAGCATTTCCTTGTACGCCTGTGCTTGGAACTGGGTCACAGCCTCAGACAATAACGGATGCGTTACACCAGAAGCACCCATAAACGGCTCATTGCGCTCCTCGTAATTAATACCAAGTAACGTCAAACCCTTCGCAATAGCCTCTTCCCAATCCTCACGAGAAGACCTGTCGTCATCGACGCTAGAACCAAGGTCCGAGGACAAAGCTCCAAGTATCGAGTCGTCTAATACTTCAGCCAAGTTCGCGTCGTGGTCGTACACTTCCGCCTCAACCTCAACCATCTCCTCATCACCAGCAAGCATGATACCCTCTGGTAACATATCGGCCTCTGGTAATTGGACCTCGGTCATTTGTTCTTCTGCTGTCATAGCTGGACCGCCGGGACCCATAGCCATTTCTACTGCTGTTGGAGGTAGTGCCATTAGTTAAATATCCCTAGTAATCGTTCCATCATTGTAGGCTCGGTAGGCTCAACAGGTGTTGCTGTCATGCCTCTTTCTTTTAACGCTTTAATTGCAGCTTTGTCTAACTTCTTCATGTTCTGCATAGGAATAGAACCTCTCTCGTAAAACAAACTGTTCCTGTCCGAAGAGTAAACACCGCGTTTATCTGCGGACCTCTGCTGCATGACATCCATCACGCGCTCTTCATCAGCTAAATCAAAAGGCGCATCAAAAGCACCAGTTTTCATATCTCCCTGCTTTTGCTGAACGAACCTAACGCCTAAGTGCGCTAACTCTTCCATCAAGGTCGAAAGTCCTTGGTCGCTGGGAGCGTTCTTATAGTAACCCTTTGCGTCAGGGTCATCAACATATCCTGTTTCGTAATATATTGTAGAACCTTCAGACTCTGGTAATAGGCTCTCGATCCCTTGTCTTCGTAACACCTCAGTAGTGAGGGGCGCTCTTTTAGGAAAATTTTTAGTGTTTAAAAAATTACCGCCGTCAATGGTTTGTTTAAGATTTTCAGAAGGCAGCATCGCACCATAAAAGCTAGGTCTCACGTTGTAGCTGTATAGACCCCTGTCACCAGAAGCAAGCATAGCAAGTAACTCACCACCACTCTTGCCGTCTAGCTCCTCACCTCTTTCGATAATGTCAAAACCTAATCTTGCGGCAGGGTTATCTATAAGATATGGGTCAAGTTCTGCACGAATTTCCAATAAAGCCATCTGGTCAAGATGCTTCTTGGTCTTCTCGTCAAGCTCTGGAACCTTTAGTTTGTTTTCCTTCAGGTCCTTCTTAACTAAATCTTTGGCGGTTTCAGCCATTACTTGCTACCCTTAGTACCTTTTTTTGTACCTTTAGTACCTTTACCAATCTTCACAGTGGCAGGCTTTGGCTTCATGTAAATGCCCTTGGTGTACTCATTCAGTAAATGACCACCAAGGTCGTACTTAAATGGATCGCTAGACATTAAAATGTTCCTTTGAATGTACCGCCACGGGCCTTCATTACTGCGCCGCCTTTAGCTTTTGTAGAATAACTATCCATGTCATAGTTATCTAAAGCTATCTCTAGTAGGCCACGAAAATATCGTTTGTCAGTTTCTGTTCTAGCAGATGCCAAACCTTTTCTAGCTTTATCTATTTCAGTTTTAGCTATACGCTTTGAAAATGTTTTTTCACCCATCAGTAATACTCTCGCTTCCTTGGAATGTAATCGTCTTCAAACTCTTCGCCGTCAAGCTTGATAAAGCCACCCTGGCGAAAACGCATCAATGCCATTGTCATACTATCACAAAAGTCATCATGGTCGCCATTAGGAAATGATGCGACCTCCTCAATAACCTCGTCGGCAAATTTTTCGCCTTCAGGATACCACACTTTTCCCGATTCAAAAATAGGAGATACTATATGCATACGGGCAGTCTTGTCTAATCCGCCCCCACCCTTCCGACGACCAGGGCTAAACGTAGCCACAGGGAGGTTCAGTAACCTCATTTCGTCCGCCAACGGCTGACCAGACGCTTTTGCCTCAATCAACATCAACTCTGGGTCCCAATACTCAAACTCTTCTCGCGCTATGGTTTTAAGCTCCGGGAAATTCCAACGACCCTTCTTAGCATCCAGCAAAATCAAATGCTCTTCGTTGTTCTGAAAGGGACGAAACACACCCCATGTCGTAATAGCAGAGTAATCAGCCGTCTCTTTTTTACTATACGCCGTATCATACGACTGTATTATGTAGTCTAGATCAGGAACATCATCCTCTTCCCACTCTCGCCACCACTCCCGCTTGACCATCGCAGTCTCTTCGGAAGTAGGATTTTGTTGCCACTGCGCATTCCATTTGCCCACGGACAGAGATGCTTTAACCTTGAGTAACTCGTCCTTCGCCCAAAATTCAGGCCATAATGGTTCCCCCGAAGGCATAATCGCAGGAAACTCCACTACCTCCCACTGGTCAGACATTACATCCTTGCCCATCGCAGACAGTAACCTGCCCGTAATATCCTTCTTAGACCACCGGGTTTGAACAATAATAATGCTGCCACCAGGCTGGAGCCTCTGTCTAGGACCCGAAGTGTACCACTCATACGCATTGTCATAAGCAGTCGAGGACAAAGCATCCTGTTCCGAGTGCGGGTCATCAATAATCAATAAATCCGCACCTCGACCCGTCATCGCCGCACCTACGCCAGCAGCAAAATATTCTCCGCCCGCGTTTGTTTCCCATCGGCCCGCCGCCTGACTGTCCTGCTTCAACTCCGTATCAGGGAATACTTCCTTGTATACAGGGTCAGCAATCAAGTCTCGAACCTTACGCCCGAAACGAACAGCTAGTTCCGTGTTCATCGTTGCCTGAATAATCTTCAGCTTGGGGTTCCTACCAAGAAACCAAGACGGCATGAGATAGGATGCAAATTCTGATTTAGAATGTCGGGGTGGCATGTTGACAATCAGTCTTTTCAACTCGCCGCTGGCAATCCGCTCTAGCTTTTCCGCAATGATTCTATGATGGGTCCCCTCTATGAACCCGTCATAAACATGATGGACATAGGACATAAATTCTTCTTGCGCACGACCTCGCATCTCCAATCGCTTTGCTTGGCTCTCAAGCAAGTAGATTTCCTTGAGCACGTCATCGGGCAGTAGTTCTAGGTTTGCTGTGTT